ATTTCCAAGGGATAAGTGCGCCCTTTTTTCAATGTTTATTTGATATATTTCCAAAATCCCACAATATTCAGTTGTCAATACACAAATCTTAACCAGCTCTTATGAATCCGAGAGGCTATAAGATAAATCCCCTTTGAACGGAATTCTTCCCTGTCCTGGATTGACAGTGCTGTATCTGTAATACAGGCTGTTTCCCTGAATGTGCCGCTTATATATACTGGTACTGCCACTGTGGCATCTTCTCCTGTATACGGTGTGTCCTCTGCCACAATAGCACTTACAGTCCCGTTTTCTGCATGTGGTTTATAGCCTGCATCTTCAAAGTCAAGCACCTGCCCCCTCTTAATGATACCAGGTGTCCCTGTCTGTACAGTTACAGATATATTCCTTGCATCTAAAGGATGCGAACTGTCATATATAAGGTTATCATTAGTAACTTTATAAGCCTCTTTATTTAACATCATTTAATGTTTCCCTCCTTTTTTCATGGCATTTATATAGGCTGACATGCTGTCTGATTCATCTGCCTGCTCTTCCTGTGGAAGCCCTGCACCTACATCCCCAGCACCAGAACTGGCGGAGTCTTCCACTGCTTCCTCCATATAGTTTTCTGCCACCTGCCTATCCTTAAGCATTGCCTGGTATGCCAGTTCCCTGGCATCAATACGGTTGTTTCCATACTTTGCTTCTTCCAGTACATCACCTGCCACACTCTGGGAAATCTTATCAAGTGCTTCAAGACGCCCACGTTCCATGTCCGCCCCTTTTGTTTCTGCATCTTTTACAATGGCCGCCACTTCATCCCTTAATTCTGGATGCTCTGCATACATTTCTTCTAATGTCATGTCTGTCTTATCCCCTTTCCCTGGATTATTTCCAGTACAATTTATTCCAGAAGCAGCATTAACGCTGCCTTCCTGCATTTTTAAAAGAACCATAATTTCCTTTGCTTTTTCATCTGTTATCACTGGAAAAGCTGAATTTACGGCCTGTAACACTGCCCTGCCTTGTACATCTGCTGTACCTTCTATACCCTGCCCGTCAGGGCTGCCAAATAAATACCCATCTATAAACCCGTTTTCAATGGCAGTCTGTGCTGACATATATGTTTCATTGTCCATAAGTGCCTGGAGTTCTTCCCTTGTCTTTCCTGTTTTCCTTACATATGCATTAATAATGCCAGCATTAAATTCCTTTAATGCTTCTGCGGATGCCTGCATATCCCTGTAGTCACCACTTGTACTGCTTTGTGTATTATGTATCATAAATATACATGTATCAGATGCAAGCGCCTCATCAGCGGCACATACTAAAAGTGATGCTGCTGATGCTGCCTCAATGACATGTGCTGTAACCTTCCCTTCATAATCCATAAGAAGGGTATACATTTCATAGCCGGCACTGCAGTAACCGCCTGGTGAATTTATCTCAAGTATTACCTCATCACCAGCAGCTTCCCTAAGTTTTGCAGAAATATCTTTCGGGCAGCACGCATCCCATCCAAAATAATGGTAAACCTGTGCAATATTATTTGACATTAACTGCCCTTTTACCTCAATCTTTACCGCCATCCTTATCCCTCCTTGCCACATTCCCTGCCTGTGCTTCCGCTAACAGGGTATTTTCAGTTTTTAATGTCCTTATGTTGTCCTCGTAATCACTTCCGTTCATGGAAGTACATTCATCTTCATGTGTTGACAGGCCGTTCTGTATCTTCAGTATAGCAGCTGTTACTTCCTGTACTGGGTTTAAATGCCCCTGTGCAGGCCCGTTCCATGTAGCATTTGTATATGCTTTTTTAACAAGGATGTTATCAAAATACCCTGGCGCATTAACCCTTCCTTTGCTTACCGCTTCATTAAACCAGAGCACATAAACTTCCTGGCAGAAATCATCTATAAACCATTTGCGGTACATTTTGAAAGACTTCCATGTTTCATTTAAAGCCCCCTTTGAAGATGAAAAGTTATTAGAAAACTTTTTTAAAAGGACTTCGGGGGCTATTTCAAGGGCTGCACCAATCTGCAATGCCATTGAATTCACAAATGCATCATAATTATTTGAAGGGTGTGCCGACTCAACTGCCTTTACCTCTTCACCCTCCCTTAAAAAAGTAACCGTCCCTGTGCCAACTTTGATTTTATCTTCATCCACGCCAGGAACATCCCCCTCTTTTTCTTCCGCTTCTTCGCCATTGCCGCCAAAGCCTTCTATTTCTTCACCTGCTTTAGTGGTGATAAAAATTCCAAACAATGAATTAACAACTGCTGCCATGATTTCAGCTTCCGTATAACGCGTAAGCTGTTTTAATGTCTGGATGACAGGCGCTAAAAAAGGAACGCCCCTGTACTGGCCAGCACGTTCCGCATTAAAGATATGCAATATGTTGGGGTTTCCTGTTTTCGCCCCTCTTTTTTCAACCCTTGCCCATTTAAGGCTTCCAGAGCCATATTCACCTGGAAACCTTGAAGCAATATGGTATGCAACAACCTTCCCTGCCTCATCAGTTTCAACCCCGTTTATAATGGTATTGCCATTTTTTGCTTTTTTGTCATAACCATCATAACCGCCATCATAATTTCCTTCTGTACATACCCTGTCTGCTTCCACAAGGCTTAAACGTAACTGGTATGGCATATATTTAAGAGGTTTCCCATATTTTATTAATACAAATTCCTCGCCATTGTTGAGCCAGTCACTAAATACCACCTGCTGTAATTCATAAAAGTTATTAAGGTCATTATTATCACACAATGTTGATTCTGCCCATATGGCAAACTCTTTTTTAATTAACCTCTGTATGCGGTTTGCTTCTTCCTGTGTTATCCCTAAAAATTCATAATCTATCTTTGGTTTTGGCATAAGTCCCGGCCCTATGCAGGATGTCCTGCTGCTCTTTACTGCACCTGTTGCAAGCGGCGCACTCATAAAAAGGTCTCTGCTGCGTTCACGCAGCAGTTTGCGGTTTTCTTCAATATCACGTTTTGCAGAACCACTTTCTGAATCCCATTCCCTTGCCCATGTCCTGCGTCTTGAAGCACCACCATGTGAATAGCCGCTGTTTGTAAATATGTCCCGCCCTGGCGGAAGGACTGTTCCAAGTATTTTAAGCCTTGCTTCCAGGGCTTCTGACTGCGCTTCCAGGTTTATGGTTTCATATCTTGCCCTTGCACGTTTAAGTGCAGTCCCAGGGCTTACGGCATTTATAACCCTGTCTATAATCCCCATGTTTTCCTCCTAATCAAGTGGTACAACCCTTGCTGCACGTCTTCCTGTTGTGCCATGCTTTTCAAGTGCCGCCACTTCTGCTTCAAGTTCCTTTATTCCGTTTTGTATGGCAGCAAGGTCTGCCCTTGTGACCTGCCTTGTGCCAATCCTGTAAGACTGCCCTTTAAGTACCCTTTCTTCGGCTTCATAATACTGGGCAAGCCTTTCTTTTTTTATTTCAAGCCTTTTTCCCTGCATATATTACACCTCCAGCCCGCTCTGTGATTTCCTTTTATTCCTTTTAGCCTTTTTTACTGTTTTCATATAATTTATGCCTTTTGAGATTTTTTCTTCCAGCGCTCCCCACACAGGACGTAAAAGCTCACACGCTGCATAATTATAATTAAACAAATCAAGCGGCTCATTCCTTGCGCCGCTCTTCTTAACCCATGTTTTTTTAACTACACCTCTTACTTTTTTTGTTACCTTTTTTTCTGACAAAAGCCCCTTATAATATCCATGCCCGTAGCCCCTTCCTTTATTTGACGGGAAATGGCAGTAACCTTCACCAGGCACATCAATCTTAAGCCTGTTGCTTATATCTTCCTTGCCGGTATTTACACCAAGTATAATAAGTTCTGTAGTATCAACAATAACTTCCTTTCCGCTTCTGGTTCTTTCCCTTATATACCCGACACTCCTTTTATGGATTAAGTCTGTTTTTTCTTTCCCAACATGCCCTTTAATGCCATAAACACGTTTACCCTTGCTTTTCATGTATTTTACCCATTTATACACCCTCGTTGTATGGCTGCCTCCTGTATCTATAGCTGTTGCTGCTATACTAAGCCCCTGGCCGTTTTCAAAAAAGAAAACCGTCCCAAGATAGTCCTCCAGTTCTTCCCATGTTTCCTTCTTTTCCAAATCGCCATAAATTTCTGTTTTATATATGCCCCATGTTTCATAATCCCTTGCCCATCCCCTTACCTCAATTTCAAAACGGTTATCCTGTACATCAACGGCTGCCGTAAGAAGCAGCACACCATCTGGTATGTCTGCCCTGTAATGTTCTGCACGCTCTTCCAGTATTTCCTCTGTGACAGCATTGTCATCAAGTTTCCCTTCATCCCATGTTTCACCAAGTGTAGTATTTATAAATACCTGTAACCTTTCTGTGTCATGCAGCCGTTTACACTCATCTATAGCCGCAAGGTATTCATTAATTATTTCACGCCACTGCACCCAGGGTGATGCAAGTTCGTTAAGATGGAAACTCCTGTGCCTCTTCCTTTCTGGGTGCTTTGCAATCCACATATGTTCTGACTCTTTCCAGTCCCTTTCTGGGATTTCCTCATTACATTCCACACATGTCATGGAAACAC